TATTCTTTTTTACAGTATTCTTCTCTACTGACTAAAACTTGTCCATGATAATGATCATCAGTTCTATCTCCAACACTATATTGATTACGTTCTGGTATAACTGTTGAATAAACTTGCTCAGCACTGGTACTTACTCTTAAAACCATATCCGATGTCCACCATCTCATGGTGCTTCCTTTTGCACCAAATTGAAATATTAGTTTTGCCCAATCAGCATAATAAACATTATCAGAATGTATAACTCCATCATCATGTGGTGGAGTATAAAAAAATTCTATCCAGTGTGATGTAAATCCCAAACTATTCAACCAGGGTAAAATTTTATCATTACCCAGGTCTTCAAATTGAAGTTGTTTATGAAACTCTGGCCATCTCATACCTTCAGTTTGATACTTTGATGTATCAATATTAGGGATATAGTCCCTAATATCCAAAAATCTATGATAACGATTCATAATTTAAATTTGTGGCGGTTCTACAGATTTACTTTGACTATCTAAGTTTGGTTCGTTAATCGGTGCTCCAAGATTCTGATCTGCGGCAACTGGTTGACCAGTTGCAGGATCAATAGGAGCATTTGGGTCTGGAATAATGCCAGCAGCAATTTCCTTTTTGATAAGTTTATCTTGCTCAATGATTTCTTCATCTGTTTGACGTAAAATTTTACGTCTTACATAATCTTGAGAATAATACTTGCCAATATATGGTTCTGCTGTTGCTGCAATATTTAACCTTTCAGTCATTAATTCAGCATCTTTTAACTCTGCAAAATGATTATCATATAAGAAGTCATATTGAATATGCTCTTCCATTAACTCCCAATCTTCTGGAGTAACTATGTTTTTAAGAAGTAGTTGAGTTCTTAACATGTCACTAAACATGTTTGAGAATCTCTTTCTTAATCTTCCAACAAATTTAGTAAACTTTAATTCATCTCTTAAAATTTCTGAAGACCTTCCTAAGTTAAATCCTTCTTGACCACCAATTCTTGAAGATGGTACGTTTAATGAACGGTATAACTTTTCTTGGAAGTATTTGATATCGCTCAATTCACCTAAATTTTGACCACCAGGAAGAGTAGAAATTTCTGTTCCTCTACCACCTTCCCTCCTAGGGAGCCAAAAATCCTCAAGCATACTCATATATTTTTTATCATCACGAATCTCACCAGTATTTGCATCATATACCAGTTTGTTACGATATCTCATCATAACATCACGAAGATATTGTTCTGCCTTCATTTTAGGCAAATTGCCAACATCAATATAAAAAATTCTACGTTCTGGTGCTCTTGATAATCTGTAGATAACCAAAGAATCTTCAATCATGCGAAGTTGATTGAGTGATTTAATTGCTTTATGCAAATATGATAGAGTTAAATTTTTATTTCTATCGACTAGACCAGAAGTACAAAATGTAATAGAATCTTTTGAAAATTTTGTTCCTTGATTTACTTGATTTGAACTATTATTGATTGTTCCTATTTGAGTTGCTGAGGCATTGTAAATAAAGTATTCCTGAATATCTGGAAATGCAGAATCCATTGGATCCTTTTCACCATTAGGTCCAAGTCTTCCATCATCTTTCTTACCTTTAGAAGACTGCCTAACATATCGCATTTTCAATGCGTCAATATATCTTAGTTCCTGAATGCCATCTTGTGGATTTTTTAAGTCAATAACTTTATGATAATAAAGTCTACCGTCAACATACCAATTTCTATAGATCTCATGGGCTTTTTTATCAAAGTCCATTAATTCTAAAATATGCTTAAACTCTTCTCTTATTTTTTTCTTAAGACCATCACTAGCATTTAGATTGTCAAGATCAATTTGAACTGGACTATCATTGGTATCACTTACAATTGCCTCATTTACAATATCTTCAATAGCACCATCAACTTCTGGATGCAATGCCATCTCTCGATATCTTTTGATTAAATCATATTCACTTCTATATACCCCTTCAATATCTACATAAGACCCAAAAAATCCACTAGTAAGATAATAGTCAACCCCGTCCTCATTATTTTGAGGTACGGGGGAGACCACTCCTGGTGATTTTTTATTACTATCCTCTATAGAGAATCCAAATAGTTTTGCCATTATAAGTGAGTTATTTAAACTGTTCTACTATTTATTATACAATAGCAGTGTTAGTTTGGTCGTTACCCTCAGCTTGCCACCACTGAACTTGGAAGTCTACAGTATACTCCTCAATAGTATCTGATGTATCATATGAAAGATCAATTTGAGATACATTTGTTGGGAATATATCGTAAAGTCTGTATGTTCTTAATGGAGTATTTGTAGTGTTTGAAGTATTTCTGGTGGAGAATCTTGCCTCACCTCTACCAAGTTGATGTACATATGCATCAACCATATAAGATGCGGGACTAGTTGCACCAGTAGCATTGTTCAATTTGCTAATCTGATTCATCCACTGTTCAAATGAAGTTCTTAATTTAAAGTCTTCATCATTGATAACTGTAACAGTCCAAACATCGAATGTGCGATCTCCAGCAACTTTTAAAATTCTTCCTCTAAATGGAACATCAATTGATGCAACATTTGATGCAGGTAAAGCAGCTGCTTTACAAAGAAAGTTAAAGGTCTCATCATCCCAACCAGCTACAGAAGCTGGAAAACGTGGAATACTAACCTCAAATAAATTTGGTCTTGCTGCACCGCCTTGAAGTCTTGCTTTAAAGTCGGTGATAGTTCTAATTGTTCTTGCCATTGTTAGGGTTCCTCCTTTTTATTTAATCATTAAGTAGGTTAAACTCTACCAGCGACTTCTTCAAAACTGACTCCAGTTCTTGTCGCAACAAATGTTAGGGTGATATAGTTAATTGATTTAGCTGGCTTCAAGAATATATCAGCTCTAAATTCATTGTTATCAATAATATCTGGAGTGTTGTTGGTTTCGTCGCAAATTACAAGGAAGTCATAGATTCCACGCTTAGCTTGGATATCACGTAAGTATGGTTCGACGATATTTACAAAATTAGATCTCGTAATTTGATCATTAAATTCAAAGAGTTGAGCTTCTGCTGCTCTTTCGAGTGCTTGTTCAACAGTTAAGAATAATCTACGAACGTTAATTCTATCAAATGCAGATGCATATGATAATGCAGTTTTATCTCCGAATAGAAGAATACCTGCACCATTTTGATTTACGATAGAATTAATTCTCGCTGAGTATAAAGCATCTCTTTGAGTTTTATTTGGATTGAATGCCAACTTGATAGCATTCTTCAGAACACCTCTTTGCTGACCAGCAGGTGAGAACCATGGATAAGCAATTAAGTTTGTTCTTGCCATTAGACCAGCAACGTCTGGGTTGCAAGGAATATATCGGAATAAGTTATTAAATCTATCATAAGTGTACTTATAACCACTATCAAAAATTGCATATGATGAAGATTGAAGTGGACCAAAGAATTCAATAATATTATTAGTTTGAACAATTGGGTTTGTTAGATCAACAACAGATGCTCTGTGTGGAGATACTACCGCAATACAATCTTTTCTACCGTCAGCGATAGAAATTAGTTTATTTGCCTTTGCTTGGGAATCACTAAGAGAATCCAATCCTGGTCCCATAAGCAGGTAGTCTACAGCAACATCTTCTTTATTATTGAATAACTCATATGATTCAATAATATCTCCTAGGGTAGATTTTAAATTACCTTGAGTTGTGTAATTTTTACCCTTGCCTAAGTCATAAACAACTCTACCAATGGAAGAGAATACTGAATCCTTAGAGTTTCTATCCCAAACTGTATTTGCTAATGATGGAACACTAAACGTAGTTGCTGGATCTGATAAATTATAAATTGTTTGAGTTGCTGCTAAATTAAATATTGTTGATGTTGGGAATGTATTCCAAACTATATCATTTTGAGTTGATTGGTTGGCACCAGCGTACAGATAGTTTGAATAATTTGCAAGATAATTCTTGTACCACATTTTTTGTGGAGAATTAACTTCAGATACAGTGTCCTTTGCTTTGGACATAAAGAGATGCTTCTCAAGAATATTTCCCTTTACGCCAGTTAATGTACCATCGTCATCAACAACTATAACGTGCATCTCATCATTTTCTCCACCTCTTTCAGAAACATAATTTGATGTTCCTGGTTTTGGTGCAACTGTTCTCCAATAAATGGTTGAATTACTTAATCCTAAAGTTTGAGAATCATACCAGTCATCAACGCCTGCAATCACAACTCTCGAATTGCTATTTGTTACTGTAAGAACAACTTTATCATCCCTTAAAGATGTGATGGTTAAAGTTGCATTATCTCCAGGAGTTACACCACCAATTGATGCTCCAGGAATAGTAACAACTGTATTTGAACCATATCCTAGTCCAGGATTGACCATTGTAACAGTTCCAATTCCACCAGAACTATTTCTATAAACATTAAACGACACACCAGTTCCAACTGTGCTTACTCCAGCAACAGCAAGATATACTCCATTAGATGCTGCTACAACTACAGGAGCAGTTGTAAGTCCAATATTGTTAATAACACCTTGGGATAAATTGTAACCACCGACTGCAGTTCCAGCAATAGATACTGTGTCACCTACAGTGTAACCTAATCCTGCATTTACAATACTTGCACTCAAAACATTACCATCAGTATTATTTCTAGTGATGGTGAATGTTGCTCCAGACCCAGTTCCCGCAGTTGTTCCACCAACTCCAGTATATGATTGTCCTTGTTGACCATTTATTGCGGTAGATGATGTAACTCCTACTGCAGAAATAGAATCTGTTGGTGAGGCAACTTCTCCATTATTATCAATAACGGTAATCCTTTGATCTTTTAAGAAAGATGCAAAAGCACTATTTTGGGTATAATATGTTCTAAAATGTCTTCCAGGCTCAGTTCCACCAGTAGAAACTCTAGAATGAATTTTTACGACTACAGCACTAACACCAGTTTCTGGAGAATCAATTGCTTGAGTAATAACTCCTTTTAAATATCCTTGGAAGACAGCAGTCGTTCCAGTTCCAGGAATAACTTGACCACTAATATCTACTGTTACTGCATATCCAACTTGAACACCAATGCTGCTTAAAGCAGTTGTTGCAATACCAAGAATTTGATCTCCTAAATCATCAATGTAGCAAACCTTTAACCCATTTGCCCATGTTCCTGGGTTTTTTGCAGCGTAGTAAAAACTTGCTGCAGTATTTGTGAAGTTTGCATTAAAATCATCAAAGTTTTTGATTTTAACACCAGTTACGCTAGTTGTACCAACACCAACGTTAGCGTTTGAAAGGTTAGCACCATCAGTTCTAACGACCTTTAGAACACCGCCATATGAGAGGTAAGATGAACCACTCATCCAATATTCATACTGGTTATCTGCTGTTTGTGGCTTACCAAAGTTGTTGATTAGTTCCTGTTCCGTAGCAACAGTAATTGGTTCGTTTACAGGACCAATTTCAAAAGGTCCTGCAATACCTCCAATATTATCTAATACGTTGTCAGCTCTTCCTACGGTTAAATCAACCTCTCTAGTCAGTACACCAGGAGATAATTGAGGAGTCGCCATGGATAATTCTCCGTAAAATTCTCAGTTTATCTGAAAATATTTAGGAAAATGGGTAATTACATGGGGGAAATTGTGGGTGAACATTAATTACCAGTCAGGATATTCCCATTCAGCAACTTTGACTAGTTTTTTTCTAGAATTTACAATTCTTTTTACCGTGCAATCTTTACATTCATAGGAATATGATGATGCAACTGTTCCCCTTTTTTTACGAGTTCTGTAAAATCCATCAATTAAATTTTTATTTTCTCCACATACTCTGCATTTTCTATCTACAAGCAATAAGTGACTTAGTTTTATCTGCTTGTCTAACTCCATTATTTGTACTCCCACATGTAAGACATATCCCCATATTCATCAGTAAACCATCTATCACCATCACCATCAACAAAACTATTTGAATCTAAACCATCAACAATAAATCCAAATGGTGCCATATCTTGTTCTATTTGATTTTTTTGCTCTTCATACAATCTTTTCCTAACATCTTGATCTGTAAGTTCTTTAAAATAATCCTGAACAACTAACCAAGCATATATTACTAGGCACATTGCTAAATCATCATTACACCCATCTTCCGCTTCAAAGGAATTTGATTTTTGAATGAATGTAGTTAATTCACTAATAATATCGTAATCTTTAAATAAAAGTTTACTTTCTTCAACTAAAGTTTTAAGGTTAAGACATCCAACTTTTTTAACAGTTTTTGACATCTTGACACCAAGTTGGGTCTTTTTGCCAGAAAAACCTTGCCCAACAATTTGACCTGCTCTACCCCTCATTGAACACATAAGCAGGTTGTTGTACTCTAAATCATATTGTAAAATACTAGCAACTTGATCTCCAACATCATTTACTTCACATAATATGTAAGCATCATTGTAATTTTTAGCCACCTCATGAATAATACTGGGAAATATCATTGGTTTTATTTCATTATCTCTATACTTTGCTACTAAAGTATGTGGGAATTGTGTTATATCAATAACAGTAAACGCTGAATAATCACTACCAACTCCTCTAGCAACGTCAACGGTTATGACATAATTGTGCTCTTCCTTAGAATCTTCAAAAACATCAAGTCCCTGGTTACTAATTGCTGGAGATTCGTAAACCAAATTTCTTAGTTTACTTGGACTAATCAATGTATCAACAGATCCTAAGAATTCACATTCAAACTCAACCCTGAATTGCTGCTCTGATGTATTTGCAATAGTTTGCTTCTTCCATACTTCATCTCTCCCAGGAACATCACTCCAATGAACCTCAGTCGGAATATATTCATTTTTACCCCTTTCTGCATCATGCCAAAGTTTATAAAAATGATTCATACCATGTGGGGTAGAAACAATTATAACCTTTGTATTTTTACCAGACGAAATTGTAGGATAAACTGAGCTAAAAAACTGATCAGCAATATGATTTGCAACGAACGCAAATTCGTCAAGGAAAATAATATTATAAGATCCACCTCGAACTGCAGATGCGGATGTTGATGCTGCAATAATTTTAGATCCGTTTTCTAGTTCAAGAGATGCCTTGTTCCATGTCAAAACACCTTGTTGTAACCAACGAGGTAAATTTTCATATGCAGTCTGTAGTCTATCTAGCAAGTCTTTTGCAGTAGATGCTTTGTTAGCAAGAATTGCAATATTTACATTATCATTAAAAATAGCATAATGTAGAAGATAAGAAACAACAATTGTTGATTTACCAGACTGTCTAGGAAGTTTACAAATATTGAATCGATTATTGTGAAATCGGTCCAACATTGTTTCTTGGAATGGATATGGATTAAATGTTTGTAATCCATGGTCCAAAGTAACAATATTAATATAATTTCTTGCAAAATAAACTGGGTCATCAATACACTTAGCAAATTCAATAACCTGCTCTTCAGTAAATCCCTGAGAAGTATTTGCTTTTTTTAATAGTGGATTGCCAAGATAATGATCAACTGCCATAATATAAACCTTTTAATTTTTTAGTTACAATTCCAACGACGAAGTGCTTTGTTGATTCTAGAATCTGGATCTCTAGAAGTTTCTGCAGAAGTCAATTTTGACTTCATGCCTTTCATGCGACTACAAAAATTTGAACGACGTTTTGCTCTTTTTCCTTCTGGATTTTTTTCAGTTACTGCAGTTTGTAACTTTGAACCTGGATTTTCACGACGATATGCATTTACTGCTTTTTTGCTCAATCCATCGGTTTTATCTTGACGATTAACTTTTTGCCAATCTTCATCAACCTCGAATTCTTCGCCCATTGGCTTTACATAATTTTTATTTGGTCCTGGTTTACCAAGATTTCCTCCATGATAACCAACTCTAACGATTGGAGCATCAATTGCAGAATAGTTGCTTGCAATATCAGTAATACCAAAGGTAATTACTTTTCCACCAGGATAAATCTTTTCAACTTCCCTTTGAACATCTTTTTTAGATGGCATTTTTGCCTGAGGGAAGAACATTGTAAGTTGTTGTGTTCTTCCTCTCCACATTACAATTGCTGCAATTAAATTACCAAATTCTGCAGGAAGTCTTACTGCTTCTCCAATTTCATGCTCTTCCTTATTCATTAATTGTCGAGCAAGATCATTTGCTCTTCTTTGTTGTCCACGATAAAGTTTTTGTCTTGCATCAGAACTTGCTCTGGCAGTATCACGATCCGCAACTGTTTTAATTTTGCTACGAATTGTATTTGCTTGTCTGCGCTTTTTGGGATCTGGTGAATTACTTAAAACTTTTGCTCTTCTTTCTGCTTTCTCTTCACCAGTCTTTCCTGAATATCTAAATTCACCTGCTTGACGAGTCACAGGAATTTTTGCTTCGTCAATTTCATATTCTTCATTTTTACCTGCCATATAATTTGCTGCAGAATCCATGTAGTCTGTAGCAAGAGTAATTTTTGATTGTA